TGGAAGCCCCGGACCTGCCTACTTTTGACATGGATAGCTTGATGACTGTCCTGCTTGGGATGCTGGGTCTTGGCGGCCTTAGAACCGTAGAGAAGGTCAAAGGACTGACAAAGTAATGGAAGCCAATTTTTTCAAAAGTCTGGAAATGGTCTTGAAGCATGAAGGCGGCTTTGTGGATCATCCAGAAGATCCCGGAGGTGCGACAAACAAGGGGATTACGCATAAAACCTATGCGGACTTTCTTGGTCGCCCTCTGGAAGATGTAAGCGAGTTGAAGAACATTCCGGACGAGCATGTCCAGATGATCTACAAGAACGGGTACTGGGACCGCATCAAAGGGGACGAGTTGCCCTCTGGCGTCGATTTCAGCACGTTTGATTGGGCCGTTAACTCCGGGCCGGGTAGGGCAGCCAAAGCTCTTCAGAAGGCCGTCATGGTGGCTCAGGACGGCGCTATTGGCCCAATGACGCTTGGGGCAGTTGCCGAGTACACCCCCGAGGACATAATTGAGTCGATTGCTCAGCAGCGTGAAGAGTTTTACCGGGCACTGCGGACATTTGACACGTTTGGCAAAGGTTGGCTGCGCCGAAACGAAGAAACGCGTGACTTCTCATTAAGTCTGGTATAAAAACATATCAGATTTAATGCGGAGGTATACGAGTGGATGAAGTGTATTTTGCTGAAGCCGTTTTCAGAATTGTAAGAGAACGGCGTCAGGCTGTTTACGATTTGTTAATTTACGACAATGTGAGCAGCATGGAGCAATATCGTGAGCTCATGGGCAATCTCAAGTCCCTAGATCACGTGGAACAGGAACTCAAGGGCCTGCTAGAAAAACAGGAGCAAAGCAGTGAATGAAGCGCAAGTAAATCTTGAAGACGTAGCAGAAGGGGTCGCTAACCTTTCATCAGCATACAAAGACGCTACGGACAAAGTATTAGACCCCGAGGCAATCGGCGGTTCTCTCCTAGAACGGATGCCAGACCCCACAGGCTGGCGGCTGTTAATTCTTCCATACCGCGGCAAAGGCCGTACTGACGGTGGTATTTACCTGCCGGACAAGGTTGTGGAGGAGCAAACGGTATCCACACAGGTCGGCTACGTGCTCAAGGTGGGCGCGTTGGCGTATAAGGACGCGGAAAAGTTTCCGGCAGGTCCGTGGTGTGAGAAAGGCGATTGGGTGATGTTTGCCCGGTATGCCGGGTCACGCTTCCGGATTGACGGCGGCGAGGTCCGTATTCTGAACGACGACGAGGTTCTGGCCAAGATCGGCGAACCCGAAGATATTTTGCATTTCTAGGAGATGATTATGGCAGAAGAAAAGGATCAGATCGAACTGGATCTGGGCGATGAAGCGGAAGTTGAGGTTGAAGCTTCAGAGCAGCCGGAGGTAGAGGCTTCGGAGGAAGACAACTTTGACAAAGCGGAAAATGCCACTCAGAAGCGCATTGACCGTCTGACTAAGAAAATGCGGGAAGCGGAGCGTCAGCGGGAAGAAGCGCTGAAGTACGCGCAAAACGTACAAGCTGAAGCACAGCAGTTGAAGCAGCGTATGGACTCGTTAGACACAAGTTATGTCAATGAGTACAGTAATCGTGTTCAGACGGAGACAGCTAGCGCTGAGCAAGAGCTTGCCCGGGCTATTGAGGTTGGAGACACGAGCGGTGTTATTGAGGCTCAGAGAAAGATCACGCGCCTTGCCATCGAAAACGACCGTGCTCAACAGGCTAAAGTGCAGCAAGAGCGTTACGCTCAACAGGCTAAAGCGCAGCAGGAAGCGCAGGTCAATCAGCCTATGCCGCAACAACAGCCGCGCCGCCCGGACCCGAAAGCCGAGCAGTGGGCTTCAAGAAACGAGTGGTTTGGTTCAGACGAAGCCATGACGTATGCGGCTTTTGGTATTCACAAAAAGTTGGTTGAAGATGAAGGGTTTGACCCGCAGTCGGATGACTACTATACTGAACTCGACAGGCGTATGCAGGGCGAGTTCCCGCATAAGCTTAACGGTGGAAGCAGACGGCCCGCTCAGACGGTTGCTTCAGTATCCCGCAGTTCTGGGCGCAGTAGTGGGAAAAAGGTTAGACTCACCCCTAGCCAAGTCGCGATAGCGAAGAAATTGGGTGTGCCGCTTGAAGAATACGCGAAATACGTGAAGGAGTAAGTGAAATGGCTGAAGAACAGAACGAAATGTTCCAAGGAACCGTGAAGCGGACTTCTCGCGCAAATCAAACTAGGGAGAAGGCGGCTAGGCGTAAGCCGTGGGCTCCCCCGTCTATGTTGGATGCACCACCTGCACCGGATGGGTTCAAGCATCGTTGGATCCGCGCAGAAACGCGTGGTTTTGATGATACGAAGAACGTCAGCGCAAAATTGCGTGAAGGTTGGGAACTGGTTCGTAAGGATGAGTTTCCGGACTTTGAGGCCCCGGTAGTTGATTCAGGTAAATACGAAGGTGTGTTTGGAGTAGGTGGACTTATTCTCGCACGGATTCCGTTGGAAACGGTAGCTGAGCGGACGGAATATTTCACGCAGAGAAATTCCGACCAGATGCAGGCTGTTGACTCCGACATGATGCGCGAGAATGCACATTCAACCATGACGATCACTAAACCTGATCGTCAATCTCGTGTAACCTTTGGCGGTCCACAGCGATAAGGACCGTTCTGATTAGGAGAAAACCTGATGGCAAATCAAGATACTGCCTTTGGTCTACGTCCTATCGGACTTAATGGTGCGGGTGCTAACACTACTGGCGTGACTCAATATGAGATCGCAGCAACCAACACCAATGCAATTTACCAGTATTCCCCGGTGATCCCACTGGCGGCTGGCGTAATTGACATTGTTGGTGCAGCTAATGGTGGTACGGTTCCTGCTCTGGGCGTCCTGATGGGTGTAGAGTACGTTGACAGCGCTTCCAAGAAGACTGTCTTTAAGAACTACTGGCCCGGTGCAAACAGCGTGAGCGTTGACACGAATTTCCCTGTCAAAGCTTTTGTTGCTGACAACCCGAACCAGTTGTTCATGGCCGCTGCTGACGGTAGCTCGACCGACCGTGCGACTGCACTGTCGAACATCTTTGCTAACGTCTCGCTGGCGACCGGAACTTCCGGCTCGACTAACACGGGTCGTTCCACTGCTGAACTCGACATTTCCACTGTTGCTACTACAGCAACTCTGTTCATGCGTATTGTTGGCCTCACCCAAGACGAAGCCAACCTCGACTACGATGCAGCAGGTGTGAACTACGTAGTTCGGTTCAACTTCCACCACAACGCCCCGGTTGCAGCTTCGGCTTCGCAAACGACGTCGTTGTCAACCGGCATTTAAGGAGGGACATAGACAATGGCTATTTCTCGCGCACAACTAGCGAAAGAGCTTGAGCCCGGCCTGAATGCCCTGTTCGGTCTTGAGTATGATCGCTACGAAAATGAACATGCGGAGATCTTCGACGAAGAGGCTTCGGATCGTGCATTTGAAGAAGAAGTGATGCTCGGTGGATTTTCCACAGCACCAGTCAAGAGTGAAGGCGCAGCCATCAATTTTGACGATGCACAGGAAACCTACACTGCTCGTTACACACATGAGACGATTGCTCTGGCATTTTCGATCACAGAAGAAGCGATTGAAGATAACCTGTACGACCGTCTTGCGTCTCGCTACACCAAGGCTCTGGCCCGTTCTATGGCCCAGACCAAGCAGATCAAAGCTGCTGCCATCCTGAACAATGCGTTCAGCACAGGCAGCCCGATTGGCGACGGTGCAGCACTGTGTTCGGCGGCTCACCCATCACTGTCTGGCAACCAGCGGAACCTGCTGTCTACCGCAGCAGACCTCAACGAGACTTCTCTTGAGCAGATGCTGATTGACATTGCAGGCTTCACGGATGAGCGTGGGCTGAAAGTCGCTGTTCGCGGCATGAAGCTGATCATCCCGAAAGAACTGCAATTCATTGCAGAGCGTGTGATGAACTCGAACCTTCGTTCCGGCACCGCCGATAACGACAC